ATTTATTACTCAGTATCAGTGTCTACAAATGTTATTAAAGGTACATTAAGACTTTCATCATTTGTTGTAACATCTACCCTTTGTTGAGGTTTACCATAGAAGTATTCAAAGAACAGCTTGACAGCCCATTGTTCTTTCTTGTCAATACCGCTTTCTAAAGACTTTAAAGCCTTCTCATTCATTGGTGTTAAGTTCTCTATTAACTTTTGTTCTGCTGCTTTGCTTTTGCGTCCTGCACCCTTCCTTGCACCGCCATTGTTTATTCGTTTATCCATAATTGAAATAGATTGATTATTCAATCCTTAGTATATAATAGAAATTATTCGTATTCATTTGGAAGCATTAGTCTGATACCCAATTCACTTAACGCCCATATCCTTATTTGTTCTGCATACAATTCAAATTCTCCTGTGTTCATTCTTGCTGAACTATTGATAACTTGAAGTCCTACTTGTTTGTCGTTTATCTCTATACTTTGCCATTCACTAGCAAACTTTACCTTTAGACAATCGTGCATTTCATCAGGGAAGTAACCAAGCTCTGAAGCTAACGGTTGTACTATACAAGCCCAATAGTAATTGTTTTGCATATTGCTTCTATTGTTTCTTTGTTTCTTAACATCTACTATGTAATCGTTCTCTAATTCTTTTAGATAGTTTATTAGACTTTGCTTATCTTGATTGTTCTTTATTACAAACTTCATTACTTAGTCTTACTTCTTATCTTTTCTGTTGCTCCTTCCCATAGTTTATCTCGTTTCATAGTTAGAGTAGGTTCTGTTCTTTTAAGGCTTGGCATTCCTTCAGTTGGTTCACTATCCATATACTTACCACATTCACAGAGTGCTTCCTTAGTTACCCATTTACCATCTCTTAGAACTATTGTAGCTTTACCTATTTCCATAGTGTTTCCACATTCGCAACTATACAGTGTCATTGTGTATTCTGTCTAGTTCAAAGTGTAAATGATTTATTGCTTTTCTAATATCTTCAACTCCTCCGTCATTGTGTTTGTTCTTACTTCTCAAAAGGTAAGTTACTGCTGTTCCTATATTGTAACTGAGGTTAAAGTTACTTACTACATCTTTAGCCATATAGCCGTTCTTTCCTTTATAGTAATCAGGTACTTCTTGTAATTCAATTGGTGGCATATTTTCTAGGTTTTTAATTAGTTTATTGTTTTGTTTCATTATCTATAAGTTTAATCAATTGGTGCGGTGTATATATTCTGCTATCACCGTCATAGTTTTCAAATATACAAGTAAAGTTGTCTTTCTCCCAAGTCCAAAGACTTCTAACATTCTTTTTAATGTGGCTGTTCAATACCCACTTAATTGTTTTATAAGTTCTTTCCATATCTATTGTTTTAGTTTATGAATACACTAAGGGTTCAGTAAAAAAATAAAGAAATAACCACTTTGTTATTTTATTAAGTTTAGCCCTTAGCATATTCTTTGTAAATCTTTTTTATTCCGTCAAAGCAAGTTGAAATACAAGAACCACAGTTTGTTCCTGTGTTATAGTTACTTCCTGATATTGTATTCCAAAGCTCTATCATTTTCTTTTTAGCTGTTTGGTTCTTAGCCCTTCCTGTTTTTAAGTCTTCCCAAATAGCTAATACTTCTTCAACTATTTCTAAAGGAAGTTGCTCAGGTATTTCCACCTCTGTTTCTTTTCCCCAATACTTCTGCTTACATTCCATTGGTGCAAGTCTAGCTTTCACTTTCATAAAACAACCACAAGCTTTGCAAGTTCCTGTTGGTTTGAAATAATAAACACAATCCTTACATATAGCTATTCTATCTTCATAAACATCTTGAGATACAAAGAACTTATTCATTCAATTCCTTTTTAAGTATTTCTCTTACCTTATCTATTGTAGTGAAAAGACTGTTTCTACTTATTCCTGTTTTCTTAGCTAAGCTGTCTAAAGTTTCGCCTGAGTAATAAAGCTCAAATATCTTTTTATCATACCAAGTTTGCTTATCTAACACTTTGTCAATTTCTTCAAGCTTCTCCCATTTATAGTTATCTTCTTTTTCTTCAGGTAAGTTATAGATACTATTATGAAAAGCGTTCTGACTACAGCTTGTCATATAAACCCCTACTAAATTTGTGTAGTACTTCTTATACTTATAATAGAAAGGACTTCTTACACTTGTTAAACTTCTTCTTAATACAACAGCTCCATATCCTTTTATTCCTTTCAATCCATCTTTTTCGTATATGTCTTTTAAAGTCTGAGGGTTCATTTGTAGGAAGTATATCATAAGTTCCTGAACAGCGTCATTAATAGCTTCTTCATCTTGCGTTATACCATAACACATATTTCTAAAGAAAGAACTTAGCTTAGATATTTCTGCATATATCTCAGTCATTTATTTGTTCTAAAGCGTCAATTTTATCTGTTACATCAAAAACCATTTCATCAAGTACAGTTTTATATGCTCTTATTGTAGATGAGTTACTTTTTGTTTCAAGACCTGCAAAGAACCCATTAGTCGCTACTGATAAGTTAATTGGAATAATCATTAGCCAATCGTACCAATTATTTTCTTTAACTCCTTTGCCGTAATTATTATGATATTCAACTATGATTTCAACTACATCTAAATAGTTATTGTATCTACTCTTTGTACTTACTTCTTTTGAAAACTCTGTACACATTAAAATATATGTTTCTATTATTGTCTTATGTTCCTCACTTGCATAAATCGGTTCTATCATACGTCAAACTTAATAAAAAAGTTTACTCAATTCCTTTTTCTTTTTTTAACTTTTCAACAAGTGATTTGTAATAACTTATCTTTTCCTCATATTCAACACGACTTATCTTCAAAGTTGCTCTTGATTTATACTGTAGTTCTTCAGCAGTACCTTCTCCATATTTACCATCTAAATTTAAACCGAACTTGAATTGTTCACCTTGACCAAATAAATTATCAGCAGCAGACTGCGGTTGTACATTTGTTTCACACCATCTTGTTGATAGATGTCTTCTTGACATAAAATGACCTGCGTGTATTTTTTTATAATGATAAACCCTTCCTGAAGTAAAGCATTGCACCATTCCGTACTCGTTAGCTTCCCTAAGTCTTATGTAAAGACTAAACCACTTGTCAAGTTCCTTTTTTAATTTACTGACTGTCTTCTTCAATTCTTATTAGGTTTTTAATTAATACTTTAACGAGTTGTTCTTGGTCAAAAGTGCTTCCTTCCCTTACTTTCCTACCGCCATAATAAAAAATACCCTTCAAGTTATTTATTCTTTCATAGACAATAGCATTATTAAAAGCCCATATAATAGCTACAGGTTTACCACTACGGACTTGAAGCTGTTGTGCTTTAACTATCTTTCTCATAGCTACTATAACATCATTTTTATCCTCTATATTCTTATGAACTCCTTTTACTTCAGCAAACCCTGTTATCTTTCCTTTGTTATAAAGGACTGCGTCTATATGAGCGTATTCCTCGTGTGAACCATAAGTCAAGTCAAAGTGGTTACAAAACTGAGTTAGAGCTTTGTTCTGTCTTTCTCTATGTTCTTTTCGTTCAAATTTCATCTTCAAACTTAGTACAAAAATATGCTTCTAAAATACAAAGTAGAATTATTATTCCCCATACGATTGTTAATATCTTCATTTTAAAATAGTTCTGTTTGATTAATATCTTCTTTTCTTACTATACCTAGCATTGTTTCAAAGATTGTTCTACCTGCTTCATAGTCTACCAGGTTTCTTGCTATTTTTAATGTTCTTTGTTTTCCTTTATATTTTTTAAAATCGTAATCGTGATATTTACCTAGTGATCCTAATTTACTTTCTTGTATTAATCCATTGTCTTTTCTTTTACTTAATTCATTTGGTAAATTAAAATTTGTCCAATATAAATGCCTTCCTCTTTTTTTAGGGTTAAACATTGGCTCATAGTAAGGTGTAACATTTTCTATCACATATTTTGTTTTACAATGATATTGTAAAAATATAATTTCTTCATATAGTTTCATATCAGGGTAAACAGGGTTTTTACCATTAAGACCAAACCCCCAATACCTTGACCTTGAATGACTAGGGCAGGGTGGAGAACTCCAAATAAAATCATATTCTTTGTAATGTTCTAACAAGTATTGATGTGCGTCTGCTACTATTACAGTGTCATTAGGAAACCTCTCTTGATAAAGTCTAGCACATTCAGTGTCAAGCTCAATAGCTGTTACTTCAATATTCTCTTTTACTTCATTCCACTTGTATCGGTTACCACCTAGACAAGCATATAAATTTAATATCTTCATAATTTTATAGTTCTTAGTAATTTTTCTACTTCTAATTTTTCCCAAAACAAATCGTCTGCTATTTCGTCTAGTTCACAAGAACCACCCATAATAATGTCAGGTATCATTCCGTTTGTATACCAAGTAGAAACAATATTTAATACTTGAAGTTCGGATAGTTTTAAGTTTTTAATTATATTTCTATCCCAATCTAAAATATCTACAGGTTCTTCAAACCATTCGCTACACTCATCACAAAAGTAACCGTCAATTTCAGTATGTTCTCTACAATCATAACATAAACCTGTTTCACTTATTTTTGCATTACAACAAGCAGAACCCTCTGCTTCTTCATAGGTTGCCTTGCAACACTCGCTTACATTTTCTTTCATAATATTTTTTTTAATTAATTTCTAAAACTGTTTCCTTTTATTATTACTACTTTACATTTTCTTAATCTATCTAAAGTTCGTTCATCATATCTTTCTTTCAGTGATTTTGGAGATAGGTTAGTTGTTATTAGTAATGTCTTGGAACTATCTTCAGCATAAGATATAGCATCAGCAACAGCGTCTATCTTAGTTCCATAATCATTCTTAATGCTTTCAGTACCTAAGTCATCAATTATAATAAATGGTGCAACATTTCTTTCTACTGCTGCTAATTCTTTAGCAGGAATACTTCTAAGTACTTTATTTGTTTTAGTTCTGAATATAGCAGGAATAACATAGTTTAATATTGTTGATTTACCTAAACCACATTCTCCCATTAACATCAAACCTCTACCTCTTGTGTCTACTAGCCAATCAATAATTTCATCATAAGAAGAAAGGTGTTCATACTTATCAATAGTTCTGTCATAATACTTAAAAGCCTTAATAAACATTTCTTTTAATTCTTCTTTGCTTCCTAGCTTATACCTGTTGTAAACTTTAGGTTTAAGAAAGTCAGCTTGTTTAAATGTATCTTCAATTGTTCTCATATTCTTTTTAAAATGTTCCATCACCATAATCTTGACCTTTCTGATGTCTGTGTGATAAAGTGTTATTATTTTTAGGTTTATCCCATTTCTTTTGATTAGCTACCCAATTCTTTAGTCTGAGCTTTGTACTCCAAGTTTTATTTAATTCAAATTTCATTTTTGTATTAGACTTATTAGGTTCTGTCCAATAATCTACAAATCCATTTAAAATACTTTCATCATAATCAAAAGACAAAACCTCAAATACAAATTCATTACGCCTATTAGATATATTATTTTTATTGTTATTCTTATTATTATTCTTATTAATAGTTTGCGTTTTTTTAACTGCTAGTTGTTCACTTTCTTTACAACTAGTTTGCGTTTTTTTAACAACTAGTTTTGCAGTTTCTTCACAACTAGTATTGAAGTAACTTAACAACTTGGCTTCCATTATTTTAAAGTGCTGCTTTGCAGGAACTCCAATTACTTTTGTTTCAATAATTCCTAATTCTTTTAGTCTTTTAATTGCTTTTCTTTGCTGATGTGATGTCAAACAAGTGTCTTCTTCTATATTCTTAGCTGTATTAAAGAACCAACCGTCAGTCATTCCATTAGCTATAAAGTATTCTTCTTTACTAATTAGGTCAGCAAGTAGGACTGCACCCTTCAACCCTACCTGCTTCGCTAATTGCTTGTTCACTATTAAAAAAGCTGAACTACTTAATAAATGTTTCATATTACTTCTATTTCGTGTTGATAATTTTGAAGTGCTAACTTACATAATTCTAATTGATTATAGAAGTCTTTGTAAGAAACATTTACAGCTATCTTAAATTTACCTGTACTGATACGAATAGTTGTTTGGTGTTTTGAGCTATCGTGTATGCCGTTCTTTCTTAGATGTTCCTGTAAATTATACAAGTCAATAAAAGATAATTTAGCGTCTTTGAGTTCCGTATAAGCATTAAAGACTTTGTTGAATGTATCACGATACAAAGGGAATGATGAATAGTTAGCTGAGTGGCATCTTTCATAATGATTAATACTTGTTCTATCTCTATCCAATACTTTAGCAATAGTATCTCTATGAGTTTCATCTTCTAGTCTTGAAATCATAGCTGCTACCATTCTAGGTACTTGGTATTCTGTCTTTCTAGTTTTTAAAGCTAGAGAGCCTTTAGGCAACCCTACTAAATTTGTAGTAAGGTCGCAAAGGTTTTTAAAGTTATCTTCTGTATTCATCTTAAAAAGGCATATCTTCTTCAGCTTCTCCATTCTGTATTTTGTCTGAAGATTTGTTGCTTTGGTTTGTAAAAAAGTAGCCGTCTATATTGTGAAAGTATCTTCCGTTATATTCTCTTGAATAAACATTACAAAGAACTGATACCTCCATACCTACTTCTAGCTTGTGCATTTGCTCTAATTTATCACCAAAGGCACTTACACATACTTCATTGTTAAATTCCCCACCTGTATCAATTACTATTGATTGCTTCTTCCATTCTTTCCCTGATTTTTTTGATGTTCCCGTTTCTAATTCAAGTTTTCTTAATACTGTTCCTGTTACTTCCATTTTTATTGTGCCTGTTTTTGCAGGTCTTTATTAATTAATTATTGTTTCTTAAAATCTGTTGGTACTTCTATTGAGTTTAATTCATCTATGATACTTAAAACCCCATTTTCTACTTTTTTATCAGACAAAAGCTCATCTATTTTAGCTTGTTGTTTCTTAGATATTTTGTATTTACATAGCCTTTCCCTAACTGTGTCGCCTTTACCCTCTCCAATAGCCACAACCATAGCTGAGAATTTAGCGTCAGATAGTTTTTCTATTTTAGGCTTTTTAGGTTTATCTTGTGCTTTAGCATTTAGAATTTCATCAGCACTTGCAATAGCTACATCTAATCCTATTCCAATGTTAGCTAAAGCCCTACCCCAAGCACTTGTTTCGCAATTCTCTATAAAAGAAGTTTTATTAATGTAAGAACTACCTTTAGTTTCATAGGCAATTCCTGAGGCTATAACTCTGTCTTTATCATTTGAAATAGTTGCTTTAATTACACATCTATCTTCAGTTAAGTCAATAACTTCTGAAGTCAAAGACCAATCTTTAAAGTGTTCCCTGAAGTATTTAATTCTTTCTTTTACTTCTACATACTGTTTTCCGTGAATGTTTATTGTTTTCATATATTTCTACCTATGTTAATTGGCTAGGATTTTTGCCTGTTAATAATTTCGTTAAAAATACTAAATTAAATTGATTATGATTGGTATTTCGCCATTGTTTTCATAATGCTTATTCCAACTTGGCTTCAGTTCTCTATCCCAACTATCTTGAAGTTGCCAACCGTATTTCTCTATCATTTCACAAAACTTATTATAGATTTGTAATTCAGTTCCTACAACTATTACTGAGCGTCTGTTGTAAGATAGGTCGTTATTATAATGACCTGAAGCCCTGTCGTATGAAGTAAAGCTTAACTGCTCGTACATAGGCTTTAAATACCATTCATCAGCTCTTACTTTCGTATTGTCTAAATCTCTTTCTAAAAGATTTGAGAACTTTGGTTTGTTATAGTCAATATAACAAGAGTACTCTAAATATTCTGCATCTAGTATTGTCATCTTAGCAGTTTTGAATGTAAATTAATGTACCTAAGATTGAAGCTCCTATTATACATAAGTGAGCAACTAGGTCTAACATCTTATTTCTTCTTCTAGCTTTCTCTTTAGTTAAATTGTATTCGTCATATTGACAAACACCATCTTTGAAAAAGCTGTTTCTTTGCACAAATGTTGCATATTCTTGTGAGTTTAAGAAGTAAGTTGCTCCTGTGTTCCTGTTTACGATTTTAAAGTTTCCCATTTCTTGATTATTTATGGGGGTTTTTACACCCCCTGATTATTATAACTGTCTTTCCCTTTTACCTAAATCTACATCATACTTATTACAAATTTCTCTTACTTCATCAGCAAATCTTGTTCCGCTATCCTGTGTACTACCACTCCATAATATCCATCCATAATATCCATCTTTTTTTGCTCCTACTTTTTTTGCTGCTCTCCAATTTGGTATTGTTATTCCTATCCAATTAGCATCTAATACTCTTGCATAGTTTTTGTGTTCTCCTTTTCTCCACTTATCTTGAAAGGTTTGTAGTTCTGTTTTTAATTCTTCGTACATTTTTAATTCTGACATTTTGTTTAATTTAAGTTAATTTTGTTTTATTGTCTTTTAATTATTGACAGGGCAAAGATACAATAAAAAACTTACTAACTAAACTTTTAACAAACTTTTTACCAAAGTTATTAACAATTTAAGTGTTAAGAGTGTTTTTACTAGATAAGCAACTTTAAGTGCTGTCTAGTATATTACCATTAAAAAGATGTGAAAGTGCCTAAAACGGCTAAAGGGGGGTGCTAAAAATAGTGTACAAGTCTAGCTATTTGACCTGCTTCTTTGGAATGTATGAAACCTTCTACTGCTTTCTGTACTCCACAGAAACCTTTTCTGTTGTGCCAACTATCAGTTCCGCTTGGTGAACGCATATACTCAACTGTTACACCTATAAAGTCTTTAGCGTCTAACCATTTGTATTTTACTTTATGGTGAATGTGATGTAAATACCAATACCTGTATTTAGTTTCCGCCCATTCTTGCGGTTTTTCGTTTGCCATTAACATAGGAAGCTTATCCATTTTAGCTCCGTCTCCGTGTTCAAGTCCTATAAGATTAGAACCATACTTGTAATATTTTCTATGTGCTACTGATATGTCAAAAGTTACATCTTTAGTATTTCTAAACCAAGACTTTAAAGAATGTGCTAAATGAAATCCGCTTTGATAATCGTGATTAGACATTGAATGTACTACATCAACAGGAGCAACCTCTCTTAGT